CCGGCAGTTGTTAGCTGCCGTGCTGCTATTAGCATGTCCTAAGCCCTAACGTCGCCTCCGTAATCATTTCTTGGTTATGGTCTAGCCAGCAATACTTGTATTGTGCGTGGACTACTGGTGTGAGATTCACCCTATAAAAGTTTTCAATATAATCTTTGCATTTGATTGCAATAAGGTCTGGTGCGGGTTGGCGTCCCGTATCTCTACTTAAAGATTGAGATACTTTTATAGCTTTTAAACTGATAGATAAATTGCCACTAAAATAAATTTTAATAACTTTATACTATCATTCAAAAGCAAGATCGCTCCTAAGGAATGAATAAAATCGAAAGAGATTATTAATTTCTCCCGAGTGATATCTTTTATTACGTTACTTTCACCCTCAGACAAGAACAGATTAACCCTTCTAGCTTCTCGTATTGTCGAGCTTGTTAAATCAAATAAATTTGATTTCGCCTTCCTTTACTTGAAGGAGGCTACAAGATTAACAATTCAAGCACTAGCTGGGAATCCAACTTTATCTGATCCTAACAAGGTCAGAGTAAAGACGGATATGTATGGTCTACCTACTATAATACCCTTTAGTTATAGGAAAATTATGAGAATCTTCATCGATTACGGTCGGGGGAGTTCGGGTCGTAACCAAGAAATCAAGAAGGTTTCTTGCGACTTGGATATAACCAGTACCCCACTGGACAATAATGAAGAGATTATCTTAGGTTTTCCCTATAAATATCAATTAAGGTGTATTAGAGCAGTTCTTACTTTACTTTCAATTTACAGAGTATTTCCAACGAAACCAAAAGTTTCTTTGGATACTATCACTTCACCGCAAGGTGAATATGATGTTTCCGTATTGCCTGAACAGGCATTACGTGAATCTGTGAAGGAACTAGTTCCTTCTTTAGAATTGAAAGTAGGGAAGTCATACTTAATCGGTGGTGAGTCGGCAGGACCAAATAGTAAAAAGAGTATATGAGGTACAGAAGCAGATGCAGTTGCATTTGTTTCTTCGTTTAAACACTTAATAAGTTTAATTAAATTAAACGGTGTTAAAAACGTTAAGTATTCCATATATTTCCTTATTATTTTAGTACTGTCTCTCCCGTTCTATGGTGTTGATTACTTGTTTAGTCGTAAAAAGGCTAAGCTTGGTAAGCTATCCGTAGTTTATGATCAGGCAGGAAAGGCCAGAGTGATTGCTATCACTAACTGGTGAATCCAACAATGTTTAAAACCATTGCACGATTCTATCTTTTCTCTGCTTAAAACATTTCCTACAGATGGAACTTTTAACCAGCTTAAACCCCTACAAACTCTTGTTCGTAAGAACAAAAGGATGTATGGTTTTGACCTGAGTGCAGCGACTGATCGTCTTCCAATAGACCTTCAGGTTCAAATCCTTAATATTTTAAAATATAATGGAAATGAATGAAAGAACCTATTGAGTATCCCGTGGGACTACAAAGGTAAAGATATCTATTATTCCGTAGGGCAACCTATGGGAGCCTACTCTTCTTGGGGTATGCTAGCTCTTACACATCATGTGTTAGTTAGATACTCCGCTAGAAGGGCCGGTGTTACAGACTTTAATGATTATGCTATATTAGGAGATGACGTTGTCATCGCCAATGATATAGTTGCTCATGAATACTTATTAGTGATGAAATCTCTTGGATTAAGTATAAACTTATCCAAATCTGTTATTTCTAGCAGATTTACAGAGTTCGCTAAAGTATGACTGGGACCAAGGGAATTAAATCTTAGTCCGCTAGGACCGGGATTAATTCTCCAAGCGATGAGACATAAATTTTATGTCCCACGTATGATTATTGAAGGACGTAACTTAGGATTAATACCGTATTATAGCCCCGGGACTCTTTCTAATTGTATACCTAAATTCTTGCGAAAGAAGGATACAATTGGAATTATATTAGGTTCTTACTTACTTAACAAGTTTACTAAGGAGCCTATCATTCTTTCGAAGAATAAGTTTTCTACCTTACACTTTAGATTAAGTAGCACTTTGATCAATAAATTATACGCACTATTCTTTAAAACAGCACGTAGAAACATTGACCTCGGTCGAACCAAGATGGTTGAGTCCCTTCTCCACCTTTTAGCAAAGGGTTGAAGGACTTCTACTACTCGGTTAGGTCCGTTGTTCATTGCCGATCTCGTATGGTTTCTTATAAAACCAGGATTCTGATACTACCTTAAATCTTTAGATAAAAGTTTATCTGAATATTTAACTCGGTCAATGGAAATTGACGACTTTGAGAATTCTTTAAAAGAATTCCCAGGTGAGTTCAGGTATGAAAGAATCATGGCCTCCTATCTTACATCAATAGTAGTTTCTAGTATTGATTGGAAAGATAAGGAGAATCTAAGAACTAGCTATGAAACCTTAAAAGAGGTACTTAAAGTATTGCCGCCAGTCAATGAATGACATGGTTTCGATATCAATAAGCATCTTTGGTATTCTGATAGCTTAGCCGTACAAGAAATGGATCTTGAACTGTATTGGAATAACAAATTTATGGTAGAACTGCAGCTACAGCGTATCTAATAGTAGTACGCCTTTTAAAAGCTCGACAGTAACTGCCATAGAGTAATAAAAGAGCTTTATTATTCGTGCTAAACGAATAATTCCTTTAAGATATTTCAGTTAAATCTGAAGGGGC